CCAGCCATACCCATTAAAAAATTACCACCAGGAATTGCCATACCTATCCCTTTTTTAATTAAATCCATTGCCGGTTGAAATTTACTCGGTTCAGGTTCTGTTTCAGGAAGATAACCGCTAGTGCCATAAGCAGTCCTGTTTGTTACAAAGCTTCCAGATGGTTTTGCGGTATAAGGATCGTTAGAAAAAGATGAATTAAAATTATTACCACCACTATTATTAACAACACTCGCAGACAATATACCTTCAGGTTCTACTAAGCTTTCATCATCAATAGAAACTTGATTGTATGGTAATGTAAATTGTTCTTGAGGTTTAAAATATGTTCCTTCATTATATATATTTTGATCAGCGACAGTGTAAAAATTAGGGGCTGTTAACATTATCTCATTCCTCCTGGTGCAATGTCTAATCTAAATGTACCGAGTTTCCAATTTTTCCCAGAACCCGTATTAGATACTTTTAATGCAATTGACCTAGCTCTAAGTCTAGTGCTTTTAAAATTTGTAGTTTCGGTCGATGTAAAATTTGTAGTTGTTGCAGCAGTATTAGGATAGTTTCTTGTTGTAAAACTAATTTCAGTATCACCTGTTTGTTCTATAAAATCTGGTATAAATCTACTTATTCTCATCATATATTCACCATCCCCTCTAAGATCAGGAGTCCCTACAGTCGCTCCCGTGCTACTTCTTTTTTGAGTAATATCAAAATCACCTGAAAGAATGTTAGCATTAATAGCAGTAACTGCATTGCCTGCATTAACTTGATCGGTCCCTGTTTCGTGTTGATAGTATACACTACTTCCGTCTACATTTCCAGTAACATCGTAAGAGGCATTATCATCAGGGTCATAAAGTGTTGCATGAGGTTTTTCGTATACAGAAGAATCTACCCAAGCAGATCTATTTAAAGATCCTGTTGTCCAAATAGGTCTTTGAGTTGTAGAATCTAAATAATTATAAGTAACCACTCTATTAACCGAAGTAGCCTCAGCTGAACAGTAGAACCAATTTATTTCTCCAAAAAGATTATTGATACCTGCGTTAATAAAATCTCTAGTTGTGTTATTAAGGCCAAGTCCGGGGTCTACGGAGTAAACAAAATCTTCAACTAGACAAGGCATAGATTTTAATTGACCGTCGTAATTAAAAAAACCATTGTCCGACATCCAATAAGCTGAACCATCAACTTCTATACAAGCATTTTTACCAATCAATCCACAATTAGTCCCCGCTTGTTGAAATGCAAAAGTAAAAGGTTGGCCTACAAATTGCATTAAAAATAATGCGGTATCGGTCCATATATAAAGAGCATCTCTACCTTTAATAGCAGACATAATCTTAGATCCCGCAGCAAGTCTTTGTGTACCTGCTGTGTTTTCTGCTTTTACAGTATACTCATTAATATTTTCCTGGTCCGAGAATCTAATAAACATATTGTCTTGTGTGGCTTTATCTCCAATAGTAGTTTCTGTTCCAAAAAAAACTAAGTGTCTATCGGGAGTTGATACCACCATGTGACGTGATGCTGTCGGTGCTCCAGATATAATTGTTGCCCGAGTAGCTAATGCATTAGTGGGTGTAGCATCCCATTCAAAACATTCTCCATTGTATATAAGAGCAATTAATTTTGTACCAAAATTATCAAGAACCCATAAACCAGGGTCAAGTGTAAATTGTGTGGTTGAGGAAGCTTCACCCCAGCCGTTGTAATCCGTAATATTTGTAACTGTTGCACCACCACTGTGGGCAGCTTTTGTAGTGCCATTAACTTCTCTTGCTCCCCCGCTTAATATATTTGTCCCTGTGTTATTTGCTGTGTAAGATATATCTTCTGTCCCTATTCTTATGGTCCCCGATGCCGGAAAAGTTGATGAGTTGGTCAAAGGAATATTGGTTACAGCATCGTTTATAGTAGAAGCAAGAGTATTGGTTACGGCCCCATTTACCTCACCACCGAATAACCCTGAACTCCAACCGAACCCTGATTCTTGTGTAGCGGGTCCTACGTTATAGTAACATAAGACAGAAGCAGAACCAGCATTGGTCACAGGAGTTCCGGCTTCGTTAGCAGCCATTGTAAGTCTAAAAGTGGTACTACTTGGTACAGAGGTTACCATGAATTTCTCATCTTCAAATGTAGCGTTTGTAAAAGTAGATCCCGATAACCCAGAAACAGCATCAAATAATACTATATCATTATCTAACAGACCATGGGCTGACGACACAGTTACTGTGACTGTTGGTGACCCTGCTGTACTTGTAAAATTTGCTCCAGTAATTGTAGTTCTTATAGGGTGGATATCATAGAATTCACCGTCTGAAAAAATATAAAGAATTCTATTGGTGCCAATTGCAGAATATTTTAATCCAACATTATTATTCCAGTTATGTATGGCTCTTGCGGCACCAGTTAACTTATTGGTACCTAACTGCTCCCAACCACCTATTTTTTCTGGTGAACCATATCTAAAACGTACGTTATCTCCATCAAACCACTGCCCTTCGGCACCTGTTTCTGTGACTTGTTTATTAAATCCTGGAGCAAATCCTAATTTTTGTAGCATATAAAAACCTGTTTATTATGGTTTATATCAGATTGTTGATAAATTCAACATAGTTAAATCTTTTTTGCCACCAATTTCTCCTTTATAAAAAGTATTAAATGCTAGACTTATCCTAGTATTAGAACCTTCTTTAGTCTCTACTTGATGTGTTGTTGAAGAAGGGAACATTACTAATTTACCAGTTTCTACAGCAAACCACCATGTTTCAGAATTCCATGTATTAAAATCTTTTATTAGTGGTTTTATTTGTTGGTAACCTTTCGAAGATGTAAATTTAATTTTGTCATTTTCTTTATCACTATTAAAATATAATACACCTGATACAATTGAATTTGGGTGTGCATGAGAATGATGAAATTGATNTTTTTCTGTATAATTTAACCAAGATTGAGTTATACCTAATTCAATATTATTTTTTGGAGATATAATTTTATCTAAATAATCTTGACAACATTTATTTAAAAATGCTTTAATATTTTTAAATTCTTTTCTATTTAAAACATAGTTATCTTTGGTGTTAATGTTTCCTATATTAGCCGTACATTTATTTTTTTGACTCTCAACAAAAAATAATTCTTGTTTAGTAAATTTTCTATCCATACTACGTATGTAAATAGGAGTTGGAAATAAATTATGTATTTCAGCTGTATTCATTTTACTCTTTCTATTTTATATTAGACTGGTATTAAAGATACCATATCTTTTTTTACTTCAACGTCTTTTGTTTTTATATCAAAACCTAATGTAATTCTAGGTTCTTTAAAAGATTTGTCAACCCTTACAGAATGGTATAAGTTTCCTGGTCCAATATAAATATTGCCTACTTCATTTTTAATTTCAAAATTATCAAATACAGTTGTTGTATTATTTGGTCTAATACTAATATAACCATGATAAGGCCATTCATGTGTATGTCTTTGTAAAACTTCGTTTTCATAATGAAAATTTAACCAAGATTGGAACCAAAGAGGTTCGTCTGTCTGTAAGTAATCTCTAATTATAGTTTTTAATTCTAAAAAAACTTTATTTAAAAAAATACTATTGGGATTTAATGTAAACACATTATATTTTGAATAGTCCCAAGTATAATCATCAAACAAATTTTTATTTTTTACATACTCTAAATCAGAAATTATTTGATTTTGATTATTTATGATGGTCTCACTTTTATATACTTTGACTGCTACACTCATATCAATTAAAATAATTAAAATTTAATATATATCTAAAATCAGAATCTTTAGATGTTATTGCTCTATGTTTAATATTAGAATCAAATATTACTATTTTATTTTCTTCAGATTTTATAAATTTAATTTTATCTTTTAATTTAAATTCAGTGCCTCCATCACATGTGTTAAGATATAATATTGCAGTTTTACAGTTAAAACTATTATCTATATGAAAAGTACATTTTTCTTTTTTAAAGAAAACAGATGGACACAGATTAGCTCTTACCTCAATAACCGCTTTTGAATCAAGTTTATCTAAAATTGGCAGTATATATTTAAAATATGTGTCACAATTTATTTTATGATTGTTATAAAAAGAATGAGTAAAATAACCTAAGTTATCAGTAGAATCACTAACCATGGTTTTTCTTTGAAACCAAGCAAATTCAGATTCTAAAACAAGTTCTTTTAAATCTTCGAAAAAATTTTTATTTAAAAAGTTTTGGATTATTTCCACAAAAAATATTTATTCTGTTACATCCCAAGTTTGATTATCTTCATTCCAAAGATATCTCTGGTTATCCGTTGGAAAAGCAACGGGCGGATCCCATACACAAGTTGTTTCATTTAATGTCCAAGATGGATAGGGTTTTGGTGGTATAAAAGCATCTCGACTTTCATCGTATGTATAACCTATACCCGCATGATTTTTTCTAAAAGGTGTGCCACCCGATATATGTTGTCCACGTTGTGTATTATAAGATGTTTGTTTCCAAATAGAAGTAGGTTGGTTGTGTAAAGTTTTTAAAAAATTAATTCCTCTTTCTTCTTCTTCATTTCCTGTTGCAGGATTTATTAATACATTATTATTTAATGATTGAACTTCAAGCACTTCTCCATTTAATCCTATTTTTGCAAAACTAGCCATTATGATGAGTAACTCCCTGATCCTGTAAATTTAAGTATTGTGTTTGTACCCGATGTTGTGACTGTAGGAGAACCTGTTGTAGTATTAGAATACTCAATAGTTGGGAAACTTAAAATAACAACTCCTTTTCCTCCTGTACTAGGTGCTTGATTAGGTGTTGTTCCTTGACCTCCAGCGCCACCTCCAGTATTTGCTGTTCCGTTTGCAGCTGAACCAGTAGTATTTCCAGCAGCACCACCTCCAGCTCCAGCATCTCCACCAGGATTCTCATTTCTTCCTCCACCTCCGCCACCAGCGTAAGTAACTGAAGAACCTGTTATTGAATTTGCTGTACCATTTCCACCGTGACCGGATGCACTACCACCTGATTGACCAGCTTGTGACGCACCTCCACCACCTCCAGCACCATACGGTCCAGTATTTGGAGCAGGGCCACCATTACTACCTTGACTGGGAGATGTAGATGGAGTGTTACCAGAACCAAAACCTCCTGAATTATTAAAAGTAGCTCCACCTCCAGAACCACCACTTCCTCCAGTATTAATTTTATTATAAGTAGCACCAAAACCACCACCAGCAGATGATATAGTTGTCAAACTAGGTCCAGAAAATGAACTCGCACTACCATTAGCTCCAGATCCCCCATCACCGATTGTTACTGTAATTGTTGTATCAAGTGCTACATTTGTTTCAGTTGCTGTTCTATAACCTCCAGCTCCACCTCCACCGTTATATCCTAAGTTACCAGTCTGGTTAGAGCC